TGATTTATTGAAGTGTCTGTATATGTTACCTCAATAAAATTAGAACCTGCTGGTTTTATTAATATTTTGCCAGATTTTGAAAATCCGATAGTGGAATCAACTAGTATGGAATTGGAACCAACAGAAACTTCTTCCATAATTTTAGTTTTTCCAGTTACCTGAAAAGTTCCGGAAAAAGATGTAGAGTCAAGAGATATCTCATAAAAATCCTTATTATTAATAGGTCTATACTCTACATTAAAAATAGAAGCACTGACCGTTCCCACACCAGAAATTGGTTGGAACAAAAAGTTACCTTTAACAAAATTGGGGTCAAAAGCTTCATCCGAAGTTCTTTCAACCAACATATTTTTAGTAGTAAAATATGAGTTGGAAGATGGAACGAGCGTATAATCTTGTGGTTTTATAATATCAATTTCTTCACCATACAATATCTTAAATAAAATTTTATACGATGTATCAGTACCCTTTGCAGTATAAAAATCTTTTGCTTTGGATAGTATATTCTGAATTGATAAATTTTCTACAAAATTTCTAGATTCAAATCCTGGTAAAAATTGAGATTTAAATTTAGTAAAAAATTCTCTAATGAATAAATTACTCAAATTATAGACTACTGTACCAGCAGTATGTTCTTCCGATGATGTTTTATTAAATACAAGAAATTCTGAATTTTGTGGAGATTTTAAATTATCAATTCCACTGAAACCTCTAAAACAATCTACGAAAGAGGTTTCGGTTTTTGATTTATATGTAATAATTTCATTATCAATTTTGATCAATCCATATTTTTCTGGAAATCCTAGTGTGGATGCAACATTGATAACACCATCAAAAGAATAAATTGAAGCCGTAAGTGCGGTTCCAGGAACTAGAGTTTCATATGTAAAGTTATCAATATTTTTATAAGAGGGGATATTCTTTACAAGATCAATAGCTCCAGATTTAGTTTCTAAAGATAAAAAATAACTTTTTAGAAATTCTTTAAAAAGAGGAGACTCTTCATTCAAAAACTCCGGTATTTGCGACTCAATTAAGTCGTTAATTTTTACTTTTATTTTTTCTCTTTTGATATCCATGTTATCTCGTATAATTTCCGTTTAAGTAGCTAGAAGTTGGGGTAAACAATGTTGCCGAAGCATTTTCACCAGAAATAATAATATCTTCTATTGTAGTGATGTTTGAATTCTGAATGTCAAGTTGTAAATAAAGTTCTTTAAGTCCAACAACATCATTTGATTCAGGAATTGCTTGAACTTCAATAAAACCATTTAATAAAGATGTTCCTGTTATATTTACCACTTCTAGAAGAATGTCTCCCGTGACATAATTAACAGTTCCCGCATTATTTTTAACGACAGAAGGTACATTATTCTCCATTTTAAAGAAGAAAATTTTACCTGTAGTATTTGTTGTGGGTAGATCAGCCATGTACAAAGTTTCAACAATACCATCAATTGTAAATCCACTAGACTTTATAGAATACCCATCTTTTTTTGGATAAATTTTATTTCCAAAACACAACTCATATGTAGCGAAAACATTGAGTTCTGGAGATAGGTCTCTTCTCATTCTAACTTTCGTAATGTTAGAAGTTATTGCATCATCAGTATCATCAATAAGAGCGTTCACCTTACTATATTTAAATCTTCCACCAAAACTATTGAGATCTGTTGACTGAGAATATGCTGTTAAAGTATTAGAAACTTTACTCCTTAATACTTCAGAACTAGAGGTTTTATTTTGATTATAATAAATTGTAGTATCTACTTCAATATACAAGTAAGACAAATCAATAATCTCTGGTTTAATCCCTGCGATGGAATATTGTTTTAATGTTCTTAAAATATTAGCTTTGGTGATCTCAGACAAAAACGTACCATTTCTAGGTTTTATTGATATAAAAACCTTACCATATTCTGGTGGATCAAGTTCCTCACCACCATAAGAAGAAACAGAATCTACGTTTGAATAGATGTATGGTATCAATGACTTATAATCATTCGCTGTTACAGCTCTATATTGGGAAGAATAAACTCTTGGAGCAAGATATTTAATAGAATCTATTTTTTCAATCTCATCACCATTTACAGATGTGGATTCAGTTCTTAGTAAAGATATTCCGGTAGTAACTGGAATTTGATTATTATCCTGAATAAGTCCAGTGAATGTAAAGTTTGAAGCTCCATTGCCAGAAGTTCCGTTTGTGACAATATAAGTAGCTGTTACTACACTTCCTGAGGTCAGTTGTTTACCAAGGATTCCATCACCAAATCTTAATTCATATTTTTGATCTGCAATTTCTTGAATTAAGAAAATTCTTGAATTTTTATCAATATTTAAAATATTTGAATATGCAATATATGATTCAGTTACCTGATTTTTAACTGATACTCTAATAGTTGTCGTATCTATGTTTGTGTTAGGTAAAATAAATCTTTGATTGGTTTGTGACGAGTCAACAGTAAAGGTTGATGTTACAAAAATTCCTTCATATACTTGAATCCCGTCAAATGAAGCTTGACCATTACTACCAACAGGAACAGTAATGTCATCGGGAATTGAAAATATATAACTGCCATCCCTCACAGAACCAACGGCAACCTGTCCTGCAAGAAGTTTAATAGTCCTAGAGTCAGTTTGACTCATATCCACGTCAAAACTGATCTGGGCTTGTGCCGCACGTCTTGATCTAGGTACATATCCAATGTTACGTGCAAGAGAGACTACATTTTCTCTGAGAGTTGCACTATCCAAAAATACTTCATTAACTGCCATGTTTGAGTTAAAGGCAGTAATGTAGCTATTATATGCCAATAAATCAATCAGCGTAGAAAAATTTGATCCCTCAAAATCAAAGTCGGTAAATTCACTATTTGTTCTCAAATAGTCTTTGATCTGAGTTCTTAAGTTTTGGAAATCTAGATTTGTAAACTGATTGAATGACATTAGGTTCTAGTTGGCTGTAGAATGAATTCTATTGACTGCACAGGAAGTGGTAACCCAACGACATCATATGAGATTCTGATATTTAAATCATTTGAGTCAGCGGGGTATGTAACATAACTTGTTGCATTTTTTATTCTAGGTTCAAAATTTCGTAATAAAGTTGTAATTTCAGTTTCAAGGTTACTAGCTAATTCTGGTGTTTGAAGTTCAAACATAGAATTATCAATGTCCGTTCCCAAAAGAGAGTTAAAAAACCTCTCACCAATCTTAGTTCTCACCAGATTGATAACAGATTTTTTAATTGCATCTTCATTTGTGATTGCAACAATATCATTAGTCACAGGATTTCTCACAAATGACAGGCTAATGTCCCTAAATTTGCGAGAAATCGTTGCCATTACCTAAACAAATGGTATTTATTATATGTATAAGACCATTTTACCATTTTTTGCCGTAAGTTGGCTCTGTTCCATATTCCCAATCATCATAATCTTCATCATTGCGAATTTTCTCATGAAGATCAGTCTGTTTTTTGAGGTCATGAGTTGATGCAACGTCATGCATAATCTCTTGAATAACCTTTTTTTCTGTTGGTGCTTTATAATCTGTGATCAAATGAGTGGTTCCCCACATTTGACGCATGTAACTTTGATCTCTGTCTACTGGTAAATTGGACATTTTTAGCTCCTGATTGTGAAATCAGAACTTTTTACGGGGTTGCTATCCCGAAATGTCTTGAGAATCAACAATTTCTACTTCTTCACCCAAAATTTGTTCCAAATATTCCTTACTCCAGAAGGAATAATATTCGGTTTCAGCCAATTTTTTACGAATCGCACTTAATTTTTTCTTTGATTGACACAAAATTAAGTTAAATTTGCGATTATTTGTTTGAATACTTCCAATATGTGTATTTTCTGTTGAGATATCTTCAAAAAATTTGTAATATGTAAACTTCTCATTATAAACTTTCACCCAATTTTTAACTTGAGTAGGTCTCCAAAAATCTTCAACAATAAAAACGATGACATCATACCCAGATTTAGGCACAATGTCATCAATAGGAGTCTCTACAATTAAAGTTTTTGAATTGGAAGCATATGGACAGACTGCAAATCCACCCAATTCATCTCTTGGTTTGGATACTTCTTGTATCCACTGATGAATATATGCTTCCTTTTCCGTCATATCAACCTGCCGCAAGGGGTGAATTTGGATTTGGTTTTGCTGCA